CTGGTGGGCCTGAAATGGGTGGTGAAGAAATGGGTGGTGCACCTCCAGAACCAACAACACCAGAAACAACAGAACCAACACCGCCTACAATGGAGTCTGGGGTTAAAAATTTAGATAAGTTATTATTAGAAAGAAAAGAATTTTTAATGAAATCGTATGATAGTAAACAAAAAAAACATAAGGCTAATTATATTAACAAATTGATTGAAAGTATTGAAATACGAGAAGAATACAAGGTAAATATTAATGAGAGTAAAAATAATGTTTCGGATAGTAACAATAGACACAATAATGATATAACAAATATGGTTGATAATATTAATAATTTATTAAATAAATAATTTTTTTTAAAATTCAACATATTTATAAATTATACTAATATGCACAATTTCGGTAACATAAAAAATACATTCAATAAAGTCCTATCTGAATCCATTATACAAAAGGATAGAGGTAGAAAAACTATCTTTAAAGAGTACTTAAAAACATTAAGAGAGAGTACAATTTTAAAATCTCAATTCATTGTTTTAACTAATATTGAATCTAAATTTATTGAAGATCCATATTTAGCTGGAGAATATGTTAAAGAAAATATTGATTCTCTAAGAAAATTTGGTCAAAAAAAGATTCTTATAGAAAACTCTAAATTGATTAGTTTAGTTGAAAAAAATAAATTAACTCTTTCCACTGATGTTAACAAATTATATGAATCTTTAAATGATTTAATCATTTTAAAAAGAGATAGTAAAAATATTGATAGAATACAAGAATCTTTTGAATATGTTCGTACATTTGTTATGAAACCAAAGATAAATGAAAGTTCTACAACGCCTACCATATCATTACCCCCTAGTATCCTTACAAGTTTAATGACTTCTAAATTTAACGCTAAGTATGAGAATGTATCTGAATCAGAAAAAAAAGTTATTAGAGTATCATTAAATGGTGATGATAAAGAAAAAGAATCTTTATTTACTGAAATGATCCGTGAAACCATAGACATCCTTAATGTTAAATTAGAAACTAGTAATGTAGATTTAAAAGATAAATTATTAAAAACAAAAGATAAGTTACTTAGAACAGAATATAAAAGTGAAACGTTTACGAAAGATATTACTAAAATATTTTCACTTAAAGATGATTTAACTAAATAATGAAAAATTTCTTCAATTACATTGTTACTAATTTTGGGTTTACAAATAGTTCTGACTTCATTTGTTCCTTCTTACATATCAATTTATTGACAATAACATTACCATTAACCGGAATCTCAGTGGGATTAGAAAAATATTTTGGGTTAGGGTATCTAACTATCATATCATTTGGTTTATTAATTTTCTTAGAATTAGTGACTGGATTACTATCCTCAAAGGTGAGAAAAGTAAAAATTGAATCCAAAAAATTTAGTAGGTTTGGTTTAAAAGTATTAATATGGTTTTCACTAATATTCATAACAAAATCATTAATGATGGAATATAAACAATATACTGATACCGCTGGAGTATTAGCTTATTCAATGTTTAATTGGTTACATACATTCATATTCATTTATATTAATATGGAATATCTAATATCAGTACTTGAAAACTTAGGTGTTATTACTGGTAATAAGAAAGGTAGTGATACTTTAATAAAAGTTATTAAAGATAAATTAATTTCTTTTTTAAAAAAATAGTATTATTCCTTCCACCCTATTGTTATCTCATTTTATTTTTACTATATTTTAGTATAAATAACAAGATTACATTATGAAACACTTTAATGAAAAGAGGTAAGGAAATAACCATTGAATCAAATTCTAACTATACAGTTTATTCTGGTACTATAGATAATAAAAAGGCTAAAACCATTTATCTTAACATATCTTCTTGGGGGAATCCAATAAAAGAAACTGGATTGAACTATGAGAGAATAATTAAAAATTTACGTAAAAGTGTATTACAATACACATACAACATACTTTGTGAAAGTAATTTTAAGGAAGGAAACACTATTGTTGATTTAGATATGAGATCATCCGGAGTTCATTACGGTAAAAAAAGTTTTATGTCTTGTGAGTTAACTCTATTCCAAAAAGAATATAATCAAGTTAATTCAGATATAGTAGTAGAATCAATGAAAGATATTTCAAAATCTATTATAGAGAATGTATTAGATACAAACGAATACTTTATATTCAGTAAAACAAAATAAATATTTTTTTCTTTAATTCCTCAATATTTATATTGAAAGGATTAATATGATTAAAATATTGAAACCAGGTGAGATTGGTCATGGTGTACTAATTGAAACCGATTCAGGATATATTTCACCAAAAGATAATCAAAAATTCATAAACGAAATTAAAAAACTTGATTCCGGACAAAGAATTATTGAAGAACCATTAATACTTTACGCTGTATTACAAAAGTGTGGTGTAGAGAATAAAAATGGTCGTATATACCCAAGAGAAATTCTTGAAAGAGAAGCGAGGAATTATCAAAAAGTTATTCAAGAAGGTAGAGCTCTTGGTGAAGCCGATCACCCAGAGTCTTCTATTATATCAGTTGATAGAGTATCTCATAATATAACTGAGATATGGTGGGAAGGTAATACCTTATTAGGTAAACTAGAAGTCCTAATGTCACCAGGGTTTGTTAATCAAGGAATTATTTCATGTAAAGGTGATCAAGTAGCCAATCTAATTAGAAAGGGTATTATGATTGGTGTATCATCAAGGGGTGTAGGTTCTTTAGATAAGAAGGAGGGTAAAAATTATGTACAAGAAGATTTTGAATTAATTTGTTGGGATGTTGTTACATCACCTTCAACACCGGGTTCTTGGATATTTAATAGAAAAGAAGAATCAGCTCCATTTGTGGAATCAACACAAAGTAAAAAACCATTAATAATAGACACATTAGATAATTATTTAAACGACTAAATTATGAAATTAAAAGTAAAAATTACTGAATCTCAACTAGAAGAATTGAGAAGTAAATATTCAACACTTAAATCAATTGACTCTAATAAAAATCCATACATTAAAAAAGGATTTTTATTTATAAAATTAGATTCAACAAAATCAGTACCTGAAGACTCGTACAACTTTTCAGACGAGGAAGCTAAAGAACTTAATAAAATGGGTCACGAGTTAGAGGCTTTAAAAGCTTCTTATGAAGAAAAATTAAAATCACTAACTGGTGGTAATAAAGTTAAAAAAGAAAAAGAATAAAAAAATTATTTTTATTAAAAAAGTAACTTTTTATAAAGTATAGATACTTATTGAATAATAAACAATATTGTTACAATATTTTTATAACATCACAATAAAAAAAAATAACAAAAAATGACAAAATCAATAATTGAAGAAGCTCTTCTTGAAGCTGAAAAGATTCAAGAGTCCCTTAAGAAAAACACAAAAGAAATACTTGCCGCTACTATGAGACAAGAAATTGATAACATCGTTAAAGAGTCATTCTTATCTGAACAAGATGAAGACATGGATGTAACAGATGTTGTGGGCAACGAAGAGCTTGAAAATGTAGAAGTTCCCGAAGATGAATCTGGGGAAGAAACTAGTGATGATGAATTTGAAGAAACTTCTGAAGAAGGATCTGAAGATGACGCTAGTATGGATATGGATGTTCCTGAAATGGAAGATGAAATTTCTGATGACGAAGTATCTGATATGGATATGGATATGGGTGATGATGAATCACACGAAATCGATTTAACTAATGGTCCAATCCAAAATGTTATAAAAGTTTTCAAAAACATGAGTGACGAAGACGAAATTGAAATCGTTAAGGACGGTAAAAATGTTAATTTGAAAGATAATAAAACTGGTGCTGAATACCAAATCCAACTTGATGAATCTACTGAACCTATGTATGAAATCGAATTAGATGAAGAAGAAGGTGTATGTAATGAGTGTGACTCAAATATGTATGGCGAATCTGATGAACCTATGTATGAAATCGAATTAGATGAAGAAGATACTATGGTTGATGGTGAAGAAGACGAAGAGGAATCTGAGGTTCGTGAGAATAAACAACACATCAGATATAATCGTAGTTCTACTTTTGGTAATAATATGAAAACTGGTGGTAAAATGGAAGAATCTTATAAAACCAAAATGAATCAATTGATTGGTGAAAACAAGAATCTTAAAGTTTTAGTGAAAGAGTATGAAAGTAAACAAGGTGAATATAAAAACGCTTTAAAAATTTTCAGAGATAAATTAAATGAAATCGCTCTATTCAATACTAACTTAACATACGCCACTAAATTGTTTACTGAACATTCAACTACTAAACAAGAAAAGGCTAACATTTTGAAGAGATTTGATTCTGTAGTAGATCTTAAAGAATCTAAAAATCTTCATAAGTCAATTTCAGATGAATTAGTTACTAAAACTCCAATTAACGAATCTATAGATAAAAAAGTTAATAAAACTGTTTCTAAAGGTTCTGTGATTAAAGAATCTACTGTTTATGTAGATCCTCAAATCAAAAACATTCAAAATTTAATGGATAAGTTAGATAATAGAGTGTAATAAAATAATAATAACAAAAAAAACAAAAACAAAAAGATAAAAAAATGGGACATCTTTTAAATTCAGGCGAGGTTGGTAACATAGGGTTAGAACACCTTAAACAAATCCGCGTAAAAACAATCAATAAATGGGACGAATTAGGCTTCTTAAAAGGTCTTAAAGGTCACGTTAGAGAAAACATCGCTCAGTTATATGAGAATCAAGCTTCTCACTTATTAAATGAGTCTACAACTGCAGGTGACGCATCAGGTTCTTTTGAAACTGTTGTATTTCCAATCGTAAGACGTGTATTCTCTAAATTATTAGCAAATGATATCGTTTCAGTTCAAGCGATGAATATGCCAATCGGTAAATTATTCTTCTTCGTACCAGTTACGTCTGACAGAAATAACTCTGGTGAATGGCAAGACATCCCTACAAGCTCAACGGCTCAAGGTGCTACATCTAAAAACCCGATCATTAGTGGTCAATTACCTGAGTGTGTAACAGGATTTAACTGTTCAGTTGCAACTTTCTCAGTATGTGCTAAGTCATTATATGACCGATTTTATAATGATGGTTTATTCGATCATTCTAAAGGTACAGCAACAATTAACATTGCAACTGGTACTCCGGTAGTATGGACAGCTTGTACAACTGGTAGTGAATTTACTCCTGGTACTACAGCAACTGCTTTTGATAGTTCAGTTAGAAAACAAATTCTTGAAGTTGAAGGTTTCAACGGTGCTAATGCTGGAAGAATGGGTAACAATTCACCTGGTTCTGATTCTCCTAACGGAAACGAAATGGATTCTGAAGAATTTTTAGCTTCTTTATCTGTAGTAGCAGCTACTGCTATTTATGATAATGATGGTAAAATGGTTCTTAACTCTGGTGATGAAGTTCCATTCCGTGTGGTAACTCAAAAATACGGTAAAGGTATCGTAGCATATAACGACATTTGTGATGCTGTAGGTAAATTATACATTGAGGTTGATTTAACTCACCCTGCTTGTGTATCTTGTGGTACAAACACAATTGATGGTTATACTGGTGCTGAATCTGGTTGGACAGCGTCTACTGATTCATTCGTAGTTGGATGGAGACAATACAGTTCATTAGAACTTTCTACTGAAATGGGTGAGGTTTCTTTCCGTTTAGATGAGGTTGTAGTTTCTGTAACTGAAAGAAAGTTAAGAGCTAGCTGGTCTCCAGAATTAGCACAAGACGTTTCAGCGTTCCATAACATTGATGCTGAAGCTGAATTAACAGCTTTATTATCTGAGCAAGTTGCTGCTGAAATTGATCGTGAGATTTTACGTGATTTACGTAAAGGTGCTGCTTGGCAATTACGTTGGGATTATAATGGTTGGAAACGTGTTGCAACTGTTGCGACTCCATATACTCAAAAAGAATGGAATCAAACATTAATCACTAAATTAAATCAATTATCTGCTCAGATTCACAAATCTACTTTAAGAGGTGGTGCTAACTTTATCGTTGTATCTTCTGAAGTATCTGCGATTTTTGATGATTTAGAATATTTCCACGTATCTAATGCTAATCCTGAACAAGATCAGTATAACATGGGTATTGAGAGAATTGGTAGTTTAGGTGGTCGTTACACAGTGTATCGTGATCCTTATGCTCCAGCTAACTCAATCATCATTGGTCACAAAGGTAAATCATTGTTAGACACTGGTTATATCTACGCACCATATGTACCATTACAATTAACTCCAACGATGTATAATCCATTTAACTTCGCGCCAGTGAAGGGTATTATGACTCGTTACGCTAAGAAAATGGTAAATAACCGTTTCTACGGACATGTTAGAGTTGACGGTATCCAAACATTTGATACAAGAGAATTACGATAGTCGTAATTAACAATAACAAATATAAAAAGGGTGATTAATAGTCACCCTTTTTTATTTTAACGAATATTTATTCATATGGGAAAATATCAAAAATTTATATTAGAAGCTTTAGTAATTGACACTATTTCTAACATATCGGAAGAAGATAAAAAATTGTTAAATTTACTACATAAATTATATGGTAAAAAAAGTTCTTGGATGTTAGATGTAAATGAAATTGTCAATTTTATTGAAGAAATTGGTTTTAGTTACACTAAATCTTTAAAATTAACTACTTACTACATTAAAAATAGAGATTTATTATTTACAGAATATTCCGATGTAAGTGGTAGTATTCACACATCAAAAATTTTATATAAATTTTTAGAAAAATATTTAGCGGATGATAGAATTAATAAATGGGGTGATTTGGTCAAAGAAAAAGTTGATAATAGTGAAGAATTTAAAAAATATGAAGATAAAGTAAAAATTAGTACCACATTATGGCAACATTATGGTGATCAAATTAGTTTCTTTATTTTTAATTATATAGACTACCAAAATCCTTTAAATTGGAGTTGTTTAATAACGTATAGTTTTAAAGATTTAGAAAAAATGGATACGAATATTGATAGAATACCATTAAAAGTAAGTATAAAAAATATTGAAGGTAATTTTCCAGTTCCAGAATTGGAAGGGTCTTTTGATATGATTGACATACCAATAGATTTTGATGTTGAAGATATAAGTAAAAAAGATATTCATAAAATCTTATTAGGTGATAAGAATTCTATAACATCAGATTTAGAAGAAAGATTAGGTCAAATAATGTCTTTTATTGACTAACAACTTCTTCATTAACTATTAAAAATTTCATAGTATCCTTTAATACAGACACTTCTCTATTATTAACTAATTTAATATCTAAATAATATGTATTAGGTATCATCCAGGATGTATCTAACATAAAGAAATTGTGGTTAAACGCCTTATTAACGTTATCCCAATCAATCACAGTTACTTCAGCTGTACCCTCTTTAATGTATAACCTATAGTATAACCCATTGATAATATCTGTTTGAGATATATCGTATGGTACTTTAGATGTTACCATTACTTTCCTAATATCCCCACGTAAAATTCTTTCATCTCGTTTAATACCATAAATGGCGAATGAGTAGTTAATTGGAAGGTATTCGTTAGTACCTAAATTATACCAAGAATCATCATTAACTAAAGCGAATTCTAATTCAACATCCGGTCTATTAATACCATTTATTGAAATATTTTTCCATACATCAGTGAATGTAACACAATCAGTATAACCACTGGATGGTACTATAGTTTTAACACAATATACACCTTCCATCACTTGATTAACATCTGATGGTGATATGATAGTGAATAAATTATCATTATTATCGTATATCTCCACCGTAGGGACATTATCTAAGTTTGTTGGTCTATTACCTAGGTTAACATATAAACAAAGGTCGTTGACCTTATCTAAGTAAAATTTAGATCTATCATCGTTTATAATCCCATTATATTTAGTTTCAAGGAATGGTTCAAAATATGTTTGTGTCTGTTTAGTAAAAAACCCTACATAATTGTAATTTGGTGTTTGTAATAATTCAACATTAGAAGGAAAAGCTAAACCAAAACCATAATTAATTGTAGTACCGGTAATCAAATCATTAATTGTACTAGTAATATCCATACATAAATTTTCATTACCAAAATCAAAATGTTGTGTTACTATTGTTAACCCACTACTACTACCAGAATATACTCCAGGTATATTCCAATTATCTATACCTTGACTATAATACCAATTACTTGGGGTTATGTTATCCCCACCACAATCTGGTGAACAATTAACACAATTCTCACAATTATATGTGAATCCACAACCCTCATCCCAATCTTGTGGTATTGGGAATAGTATTAAATCAAATGAACAAGCTCTTTGTTTTCCATCGGAAGTTTGTTTCCCAATTAGATCAGTATTTAACGCTGATGTATTAGTCATTTTAAGTGTGTGAACAACCTCACTTAAATTACCTAAATTCCCTAAACTATATTGTTCTTTTAATTTTTGAACATCAAAATACAATAAATGTCTACTAAATTTATTACTTTTACCCTCACCACCGTAAAATAATTCGGCCACAGGGTTTCTACCAGTGTTAATTTCACTACCACCAATGATAGTATTATCCTTTTCTATGTATGTCCTTATAATCATTACTAATTTATTATATAAATATTAGTAATTAATTAATTAGTCCTTACATTATTGTTTAAAATACTATTTAAATCAAAATTTAATAAGTTATTTAAATTTTCTTCCGGATCTGACACCATCGCGTGATAAGGGTGAATATGTGTTGACGCGAAATTTTTAATTAATTGTAAAAAATCAACTAAAATGTCACCAAATGGTATGGGGTGTGTATTCATATTGATATATGATTGATCTTTATTGGTAATCATATCTGTACGATTTGTTAAAACAAATTTACTGGATGTATTCCCCCTATGACTTAATAAATTAATATAATTACTAACGACATTAATATTACTACCAATCGTATTACTATCCGGTGTGACATCAAGATCTTCGGTGGTTAGATAACGTAGTTGAATGTATGATGGGTCTTTACCGTTAAATTGTGTGGGTTTATTTGGTATAAACTTACCAGCTCTAAGTATTACCTCTTTATTTTTTAAAGTAATGTCAGTATTATTCCTACCTTGTATGGAAATAAACTCTTTACTAGGATAAATACCGGTAGCGTCAGCTTTAGCGTCAATACTGGTATCTAAAGCGATATAACCTGTTGGTAAATCTGAAAATGAACTGGTGTAATCACTACCCTTTAATACTTGTGGTTGTGGTATCCATGGTCCAATCCAAAATCTTGTCGCACTATTAGATGATTGGTTACCATTAGAAATAGCTGTAACTAATACGGTAACCCGTTCATTAATTTTGGGGTAAATATTTAAATACTTTGGTAATAATGGTAAAGCTATCGGTAATTCCTCATCTGGGATATTACCATCAATATCTAACCTAACTTTAATTTGACCAGTGTTATAATCATCTTTTAATGATACAACTCTACCATCAAACAATATTTGTGTTTTAAAATTTCTTATAGAATTTTCACCAAGACCGTTTATCATTCAATACCTCTTTTTTTAAGTTCTTCTTTACCTTTGTTATAAACTTTTTCTAAAATTTCTAATTTATCACAAATTTTTATTATTTCTTCTTTTAAGAAATCGTATTCTATTTTTATCTCCTTAATCTTAACATTAATACTAGTGTTAGATAAGTCATTAAAATCATTATTGTATAATTCCATAACCTTGTGTATAATTTGTTGTAACACCCTGACTTATAACAGGACCACCGGCATTACCACCAACAGCTGTTATTGGTGTTCCAGCGGGAATTACTACCGTTATTTTAGCTTCACTTATTAACGCGTTTACAATTTCTTCAATTCGTACTCGTTCCATTTTCTCATCAACACTTTCAGCGCCAGATGGTAAATTACCAATAGGAGCACCAGCTTCACTTTTTCTTGTGATAATTCTGGTTGTAATCATCCTAGCGTTCATACCAGGTCGTTGACCTCCACCCACTAAAATTAATGGTGGTGGTATTGTTGGTACAATAGTAATACTTGTTTTCAACAACGCACCAATTACGTCTAATACTGATGTTAAATTTTTCATATCCCTATACCTAAAGAAGCTATTTTATTTATCAATTCTATTTGATCAAATTTAGCTTTACCAGATAATCCGGCTAAACTAAGTTGATATTGTTTTTGTGTTTGTTTAAGATTTTTAGTGAAGTTACAAATTATCAATTCTTTTAACACATTGAATAAAAAAGATAATAATGTTTTTTGTATAGTATCAATAATAATCTTTTTAACCATATCAAGATAAAACTTTAAATTAGTTTTAATGAATTCTTTTAAATCGTTAAAGTTTAATGTATTATAAGCCAACTTCAAATAGATACAAAATATTAATATCATAGCTGGCCCTGCGATTGATTTTAAAATAACTAAAACTAACCCTTTAATTAAATTTAAGAAAAATGTTAACTCACCAAGTTTTTTATTTTCATCACCAACATTTTCAGTTGATTCATCAGCTAATATTTTTAAATGTTTTGTTAGTATAGTTTTTCTTTCACCTGAAGTAGTAGCGCCACTAAGAGAAACTAATAAATCTTGAATAGAACTAAGGTTAACTTTAGATGGGGCGTATTCACATTCTTTTAAAATAACAGTCCCATTCTGTAACTCTAAAGCTCTTTCTTCTATTTTAAAACGTTCTTCATTTGAAAACTCTATGAATGTATTATCTAACTCAACTTGAGTATCATCATAATTTGATAAAATTTTATTCATTAATGTTTCAAATTCAGCATCTTGTTTTAATGTAATGAAATTTTTTCCAGCCACACTTGATATTGTACCGAACACAGTGTTAATAATATTTGGGACTGTATTTGCTTCCGGTAAAAATCTTATTGAATCAATAAATTTATTTAAAAATGTGAATACACTTTTATTAGTATACGATGGATCTATTTTAATATTAATTACATCATTTTTTACCTCACCATCAACAATACCTGTTGGTGAATAAGTCACAATTAATAAATTTTTCCAATTATTTGGTGTACCTAATTCTACCGTATCACTTAAAAAATAATTAAAATCTTTATTTGGATCACCGAATAAAATTGATCCTTCAACGGAATCCGGATTAACCTTAAGTATGTTGAAAAAATCAATTCTACTTAAATCAACATCAATACCAGTAGTGATTAAATCCATTGGTATTGTTGGACTAATACTACAAGAAAAAACTTCTTTAATTAAAGTTTTTAATACTTTTTTAATAGCTAATTCAAACCCCTCCATTTCATAACTTAACATATTAATTAACTTATCTTTTAAAGCTTCTAAACCAACTACACTCTTAATTAAATCCATTAAAAAAGCGATAACATCTAAAAGTTTATTTATTGATGGTAATGAATTGGATAATTTTAAATTAGGGAATCCATCACAACTAGCTTTAAAGGCCAATATCTCCTGTACAACTTTTAGTTTACCTTTTACCGCGTCTTTTTTCATGGGTTTATTCTAATTCAAAATCAACATCTTTTTTTATTTTTTGTTCCTTCATCATATCTCTAAGTAATTTTTTATCATCATCTGTTAAAGCTTTTGGTGAATTAACTTTTTCTTCACTTTGATTATTATTCATTAATATTTGAGCCTGTAATTTAGCCAATGTTAATTTTTTATCAATAGCTGAGTCAATAATTTTCAAAGATTCATTATTCACTTTACCAAGTTGATACATATCATTTGAATCTTCAATTTTGAGTTGAGTTTTTCGTTCAGTAATATCCCCTTGGGCTTTTCTTTGTACGGAGACACAGTCATTATAAATTTCCTGCATCAAACCAGACATACTATCTACATCTAATTTTATTTTGGTTTTTTTAGGTCTTGGCATATCATTTCTATTTATAATAAATATATAATTAATGATTTATAATAAACCTTTTTCTAATCTATCGTTTTTTATGAATTTATATAACTCTTTATATTTTTTCATAGCTATTCTGATATCTTTCGTATTCAATAATGTATATTCCCGGATATGTGATAAAATACGATTTTTATTGAATTTAGAACTACCTGAGATGTTATCATCCAGTATGTTTTCCCAACTATTCAATAATTCAAGTAAGGCTTCCCCCACTTTTATCTCATTTTCAGACATCTTCTTATCACCATTAATCCTACCTCTAATTTTATTAGATATTTCCTTAAAAAATTCCTCAATACTACCATTAGGGTTATCTATAGTATAACTATAACTTTCATTCTCATCTATATTAGTATGTAAATCTTCATAGGATGAAAATTGTCGAATATCTTTATCATACTTAATAATTTTACCTAATAAATAGTTTTTAACGATAGTTCCATAGTAAGAATAAGCTTTCTTATTCTCACCTGGATCAAATTTATCGAATTTAGTCATTAAGAAAGATAAGGTATCACTATGTAAATCCTCAAAAGACATATCTTTTGAATATAATTTATATCTTCTGATAATACTTTCAATCATCGTATTTAATGGTTTCCTTAAATAGGAATCATAAATCTTTGATTTTTTAACCTGATCTGTTTCTTCTATGAATTTAACTACCGCTTTTTCTTGTTCAACACCAAAATATGGAGTTCCAGAAGATACTTTTTTTTGGGGTTCTAACATCTTTCACCATTAAATTAGGGGACTATATGTTATGTTTCTATCTTGATTAAAGAAATATTCTTTTTTGGCTAAATTCATCCAAAATCTGGCTTCATCTGGGTTAATAAAATCTTTATAACCTTTAAATAATGAACCATCTCTTTGGTTAGTATGTTTATAACCTAATTTAGGAATAACCATAGTGCCACAACTATTATGTGTCATTCTTAATAAGAATTCATAAATAAAACTTAATTTCATTGAAGCTTTATAACCACCACATTCTTTATATTTTTCTGTTTTAATAACCATACCACTAGTATTGAAATTAGGGTAAGCTTGAATTGTATTCTCATCTAAGAAACCAATTTCTTCAGAGAAATCTTTAGCCCAAACCGGTTCATTGGTGAAGGATAAGAAATTACCATTAGGATCTGTCTCAACAACTAACGGTAAGAAAAGATCATTATTAGGATAAGCTCCAATGTATTCTTGGACATTCTTAAACCAAATTTTAGAATATTCATCATCAGCTTCTAAAACACTGAAAAATTCAGTATCAATATTTTCAACACCAAAATTAACTTGTGATGCGAAATCTTCTTTACCAGTTGTATTTTCAACAACTTTAACCATATCTTTAATAGTTCCAAAATCAATAGATTCTATTTGAGTTTTTAACTCTTCATTTGGTGTTCTAACAATTAATACCATGTCAGGTTTTACAACCTGATTTTCTACACTCTTAATTGCGTTTTTTAACCAATTAACCAAATTATTTTCGGTTGTATGGATTGGGATTATTACACTTACTTTACTCATCTTAGTTTACGTTTGTTACATTATTATTTGTCATTAATGAAATTAGTTCCATTTTTCTTTTTTGAATTAAATTACCATAGGTGGCTTCAATACCTTTAACTTGTTCTTCAGTTGTATATTTACCTTCAATAGAAGCGTCAATTTTTTCATACAATTCAGCTGGGATATTATCTTCTAACCATAATCTAATATATGTTGCGATTAGGTCTGAAATCTTTAAGAAGTCATTTGTCCAAATACCATTATCTTTAATAACTAAATTATTTTCACCATCATTTTCTTCCATCCATTCTGGTAACATATTAGGTATTTTACCAATAACTGGTACACCACATTTCATAGATTCAATTGGGAAAGTACCAAATGAAGAAATATCGTCAACCCATACAGAAACACAAGATTCTGATAATGTCTTAGCGAAATTCTTTTTAGGGATTCCTCTTAAATCTCTAAATGTAACCCATTTAAATAAAGGATTTTTTAAGTAAAAAGTTTTAACAATTTTTAACATATCCTCTTGTTTACGAGTACTAATCGCAACAATTGGTTTTTGTGGTTTACTTGATTTAGCGAAATATTCTGGGATACTCACCGGGACTACATCAATATTCATTGATGGGAATAAAGACGCGATATATGATTTTTGTTTTTCAGTTGTAGTAATAACATCTGTAATACCATAATCACTCCAACTAGAACCTAAGTTAAGTATTTCTAAAATATAGTCATAACATTGTGACAATACAATTCGTTTACAAGGCATCTTAGATGTTTGTTCCATCATATTAGCGAAAATTTCTGGTATGATTAAAAAATCAGCTGGTGAAACTTTTAATTCTTGTGATTCAATTGAGATGTGTGGTAATGACGCGTATTCTTCACCTAACCAAGTACCTACACTTGAATATTCATTTTTTTCATGTAAGATATAAGATTTATATCCTAAATCATTTAATACTTTAGCGTGTTCATAAACATTCGCTACCCATCCAACTGGATTATTTTTTGTGTCCATTACAAAAAAGTAAAAACCGAAGTTTTTATCGTCTAACTTTTTTAAGTTTTCTTGTGCTTGTTGATTTACTGTGTTTTCCATATTATTATTTATTTTTATTATTATTCTTCTTCTTGTAATATATCGTATTTTAATAATGTATTAAAAGCGATTTTAAATGGTATTGTTGTGTTATTATTTAAACCCGCTAATCCTAACTTATCATCAATTTCAGTGTGAGTATTCATAATAGTTTCAATCATCATCCTTAACACTTCCCATTTAGAAATGTCCACTTGGATACTTGAACCCGTGTCTGGTAAGAATAACATATCCTCACCCATTAGTATTTCTGGTTCTACAACCTTTTTACTTTTACTCTTTTTTACAGGAACCGGTGGTGGTAAGACTTCCATCATAGGTATCTCATTTTCGATTGGATCAATTCTAATCACTTCAATAATTGAAGCCATATTGACGTAAAATACATTACCACCAAACTCTAAATATGGTTTATCTTTCTTTCTATTCATCTATATCGGTATATTCTATTGTTATACTTGTTGTTAATTTTTCAATAAGATTTTGATCAATAATATCTTTAATTTTTTCAATACTATAATCAGATTTAATTTCAGTATTATATTGACAATCCACTTTAATACTTACTTTATCATTTGGTTTTGAATTTAATACACTTGGGTTGGCTGTAATAATGATATCACTTTCAGACCACATATCACTTGGTTTTGAAACAAATCTAATACGATCTACTTTACAACCAGTTTTACTTAAGAAAAATAGTGTGGCTGGTTTACTATTACCCATTTCAACGCTAACGATTTCTAATTTATGACCTAAGTCTTTAATGGTATCATTTAAATTATTTAAATGAGAAATGGTATTAACTCTTAATTCATCCGCGTGACCAAATATTTCTAAAGACGCTTCATCATATAAAAAACTTTCTATTGTTTCACCATCTTCTTCAAAAATAAAATAACGTTCTAATTCTAAACTATCTATTGGTTCAATAGGATCTAGTTCTGTATATTTAGTATACGTTTTTTTAAGTTTATTTAAGAAATCCCTTAAGACTTCATTTATATCTACTGAAATTGTCATAAATAATTTTATGAAATAATCTGTTATTGTAAATGGTAAATAATTATTTTTTTACATTATTATTTTTAACTTCTTCTAATCCGTCAAAAATATCTTCTATAATTTTAATAATTGGGTTTCTAACGATATCTTCAGCGTTTCTAAGTTCTACAACACCAAAACCTTTCTTACCATTAAACTTTTCAATAACAACTTCTAACGAACTCTCTCTTTTATTCTTAATGTCTTTTTGTTTAACATCACCAAGAATAATCATTTTAGAATTTTCACCAATCCTTGTCATTAATGTTCTCATATTATCTAAACTAATATTTTGAGCTTCATCAATAATGATAATTGAATTATCAATACTTCTACCCCTAACATAAGCTATAGGTTTTATTTGGATAAACCCCATTTCTCTTAATCTATTAGTTATAGGTTCACCAATAATTTTATTAAAATTATCTAAGAATGAATCCATAAATGGTTCCATCTTCTCATCCATTGTACCTTTTAAAAAACCTATATCTTCATCTTTAAGTGTGGTTACAGATTTAACCAAAATTATTTTTTTAAAGTTAAGATCAGGATTTTTTAATAACTTTAAAGCTTCCGCACAAGCTAAAAATGTTTTACCAGTCCCAGGAAACCCAGAAGCTATAATAATTTCATTCTTATTAATCGCGTCAACTAATTTTTTTTGATTTTCGGTTTTTGGTATTACATTTATTTTAATACCATTAAATGGATTAGTGAAATTTAATCTTCTATTAGATTTATATTCTTCCACATCATCGTGATTATCTTGAGTTAATTTCTTAGTTTTTCTAGTCATATTTATTTTTAGTAGGTTTTAATTATTTCTAAAAGAGTTTTAGATCTTTCAAAGTATGTATGGTTTTGATTTGATCTATTATAACCCGCCAACTCTATTTTTTTTCTTTCGGTTTCATTATTTAAATAATATTTAACTTTTTCATCTAAATCATTAAAATTTTCATAGACAACAATTTCTTCACCTATTTTAAATAATTTTTCTAATCCTAGTGTGTAATTTGTTAAAAGTAATGTTTTACATCCAGTTGTCTCAAAAGTCCTATAATTAATATCATTAGATATGTTTCTATTGAAATGTATTTTATATGAATTAATTGATTTAACCATATCATCACCAATAACAAATAAATCTTTTTTAATACCAAATTTATCTAAATGGTGTACATAATTACTTCTATTTAAAAGATTACCACAAAATCCGATATCAATAGTTTTATCTATTTCCATAGGAAAAATTAGATCGTCTGGATACGCATTAGGAAACCAATAAGATTTTTTAACTAGATTATTAAAATAAGGTATATACGATTCAGTAGAATTTAACAATATATTAATATCTAACATCGTACAAAGTTTTTGGTGTTGGGATAATACACAATGACTATCTATACTCCAATATATTTTTAATTTTTTACTCTCTCTTATTTCTTTTACTGGTAACCATTCTGGTGTATAATTCTCAATAACAAAAATAACATCCGCCCATTCTTCTATTTCTGTGAATGGGGTGGAGAAGTTTGGGTAATTTAAACCCCAAACAATTGCTTCAACACCATCATTTTTTAATAACGCTCTTTGTAGATTTAAAGATTCGCGATAATTTTTATTCGCTTCGTGTCTACCACACTCTTGTATTATAACTATTTTCATATTATCCAATATCCTGTTTTCCAATCTTTATGACCATCTTGTTGAAAAATTTCACATTTTTTTTCATTTAAAAGTACATCACTTAACGGCCAATTTTCTAAGTTAACTGTACCTTGTTTATAGTTATCAATAATTAATATTCCACCATCTTTTAATGATTCTATTGATTGTTTTGTACATTCATCTCTCCATTCAACTGGTTCTCCATCAATGATTATACAATCAAATTTTTCTTCTGAGGTGAATTTTGATGGATACGATATAAATTCATTCTTATCCGTTGTAAAGTGTGACGTACATTTATTAGCCCAATCGCGATTAGTATCAATAGAAATTACCTCTCTAACATTTTGCCTCCACCAAAAAGTAGAGTCTCCACATCCATATTCAAAAACTTTCCAGTTCTTAATATCCCAACTACATAATTTTTCTAAAAATGGTCTTGTATACCAAGGAAAAATTGAATTAGTTCTTGGGTCTACCATCCTACCACCCACTAATGGTTTTATTTTATTAAAATCTATTTCCATTATCTATTAATTATTTGTTTAGTGAATTTTGACTTTTTAATTCAATGATAAAAATAAGAATGATAGAACCCTCATTCATTATTTAAATGATTAAAAAGTTCAATGTTATTAGTCCATAATGTAGTCCAATTTTTATGGGTTTTAAAATCAATTTTCTTATAATCATTACTAGTTCTAACTCTATTCCATCCATAACCACCTTCTTCAGTATCATGTGCAATAATAACTGGACAATTTTTATCCATCATAAAATTAATACATTCTGGTCTAGAATCTCCGTGCCCATCAACAAATGAAAAATCTATTTTTTCTGGATAAGATAGTTCTAAAAATTTTTTTGGACCAATACTACAAAAGTATGTCCAATTTTTGTTTTCATTAAATTTAATAACAACTTGATTAAACCATTGTTCAGATTGCATTTCAATTGACATTAATTGTTCTGAATTTTTGATTAAAAAATCTGTTGAATAGTTTCCAGTACCAAACTCCACTGAGTTTTTTGGTTTTCCAATAAAATTAATAATTTTATCTAAGTGTTCTAAATGTGTTGAATATAAATCCATTTTATTTTAGTAATTTTTCTATTTCTTTTTTATTTTTTTGGTACGGCCTTAATAAATGTGAATCTATATAAAAACCAGAATTTAATTTATTAATATCGTAAACCCATTTACCTCTATCAATTCTTCTTGAAAAATCTCTTGTCTTTATTATAAGATTTTCTTTGAATAATTGAAGTCTATCGTACATAAAATTTTCATCAACATTCCATTTTTCACCATAAATAGAAAATAACATTTTACAATATTCTTCAAATGACATATTTTCAATGTTTAAATATTTTTTAAAGTTTGATGAGTGTGATAAAACATAACACATTGGGTAATATGGTACATCACCATATGGTTGACCAGAATATAATATCATATTAGTTTCAGTCAATTCTTTTAAATGTTCATTAAAATAATTAGCATTTAAAGGTAACATATCAATATCTGAAGTTAGTAAGTTACCATCAATAAAATTAGCCACAAATAATCTAACTACTTGTGATTGGAATCCTGTAGATACAAAATTTAATGATTTAATTTTATGGATAATCCCACGCTCAGTTTCAATGATTTCATCTTTATCTGTCACATTAATATAATAAGTTTTAAAACCTAAATCAAACCATTTTTTACTAACTATCTCATAAAAATCTTTATATAGTGGATTATCGTCAGATGAGATAATTACATAATCAATTTTTTTCATTATTTATCAAAATTTTTATTTATCCAAACTTCATTGATTCCTATTTCTGAATCAAATTCAAATCCATTTAGTGATAAAATTTTTCTACACTCTTCATCTTTTGTTGGATTATATTTATCCATCTCTATTAAAACTATGTGTACTGGTATTTTCCAATCAAATGTTTTTAGTACTTCTAACTCCCCACCTTCAACATCTATAGAAAATAGATCTACTTTTTTAATATTTAAATTTTCTAAAATTTTATTCATAGGTTTTGATTCTACCACATAACTAGGCGTTTTATCTAACCCCCAACCTTTAATATGTTTTTCGTGCATAGAATTTTTAATACCACCCAAAGCACCATTACCTAAAAATTCAATATTACCTTCAGTTTCAGATACAGCGTAATTAAAATTATAACATTTTGGTCTATTTCTAATTAATTGACTGAATTGTGATGTCGGTTCAATAATTACGCCACCCCAATTTAAATGTCTTTCAAAAAATAAAGTATTTGAATATGTTATTCCATCCATACCACCTAATTCAATAAAAAAACCATTATGGTAATTTAAATACTTTTCGTATAATATTTTGTCTTCTTGTTGTTGACTATAAAACATAGTTATTATTTTTATTTTATATATTTCCAATATTGTGGGTGTCTATTTTCATTATGATCAAATACATCACCGACAAATTCTTTATTTTTTCTTTCCAAAGGAAATGGTTTTTTATCTAAATTATAATTATGAAATTCATCATGAATTATTGAATTATCTTTAACTATAGGGTAAATTATTCTAGCTAAAAAATTTTGATCTACCTGCCAAAATTCTCCTTTAACAAATTCATCAATGAGCTTTTTCATCTCAAGTAAAACACCTTTTTTAACACCCCACATACCCCCTAATATTTCTGTACCATGCCAAGGATGATCTCTCATAATATGAAATCCTTTATCTGATTCCATCCATTCATCAACCGCAGATTTTTCTCTCATACTTAACCTTGAATCACAATCTCTGGAAATCATAACATCAACATTATCTTCAGACGCGGGGTAAAATCTCCAAAACATTCCAGACCAATTACCTTCTTCAGGCATTTCTACAATCTCTACATTTTTAAAGATTTTGAGGGTATCTATAATATCTTTTGGAACTGATTGTCCGATGTAATATCTACATATCCAACCAGGATATGTTTTTTCGGCAATAACCGCATTTTTTAAAGCACCTAAAGTATATTTTGGGTTATCCCCCCAAAGAGAAAATGTTATTAATTTTTTACCCATTTAAATCAAAGTTTTTTTTATGTCTTTTATGGTAAACTATTTCATCGGACTTCATTAAAGAATCGTTTCTCATATATAATTGATCATATCTTTCACGATTATTACCTATAGAAAAATGTCTGTGTTCTATTATAACTACATCAAAATACTTTTGTTTACCTAATCTATTGGCCACATCAGTAAATTCATTATCACAATATAATGATTTGTAATCTGGGTGATAAATATAATTAAATCTATCATAATATTTTTTACCTAATATACATAAAGTGTTAATTCTATTTTTTTGGAATCCATCATTAAACCAAGTTACACCATCAAAATCCGGATAATGTTCATTAAATTTATTTCTAATAATATCATCAAACCCTAAACATACTGGTACCATATCATCCGACAATAGTACAATTATGTCCCACTCTTTTTTGAAATCATTTAAGTCCCTATTTACAGCGTCAATTTTTGATTCACTTTTACCAAAAAAGTAATTCATATTTGGGTATGATTTTAACTTTTCTATAACAGTTTCATTATTCATAGTTATATCATCTTCATCTAATGTTAAAAGAAATGAAAAATTTTCTTTATCATTTAGATTAGTTATTGTCGCGTCTAAAACTTCAAAAACCCTATTAGGTCTAGTTCTTGATGGTAATTTAAAAAGTATTTTACTATTTGTTTCCATTTATCCTCTATTATTATATAATATTTGTAATTGTGATTGTACAGTTTTTTGATCAACTACCGGTGTTTCTGTTGGATACATACCATGTTTTCTCTTGTAGTATTCAGAACCACTTTTAAAGTTTTTAGTCCATTCTTCACTTCTCGCGATTGTACTATTCTCTATAGATCCTGGAATTTCTGTTAAATAATCCCAACTTCTATCAATGTCAGCGAAGTACCAAAAACTTGGATGGAATCCTTTTTTATGTGTTTCAAATGTATGGTCAACATGTTCCCAAGCGTTTTTAAAATGTGGATCAAATAACCCAGTTTTTTCAATAACCTTTCTATGATAATATGAAAACGCACCTACTGAATTTGGGTATAAAACGATTTTAACATTCTCCTCATAACCAACAACCATTCTTGGATTAGGATCGCCAGTATTATTAAGTTTAGCTCTTTCTTCTAATGTTGAAAAACCTCCAGAATTCTTTTTATTGGCCGGACCATGTAAAGCGAAATTTAAATGTTTAACACCACTAATTAAAGAGTGTTTAATATATTCTTCAAAAACATTTTCATCTTTAATTAAAATATCATCTTCAATAATAAAGATATGTTCACAACCCTTATCCATTAACCACTGAATTGCGTCACTTTTTGATTTACCAACACATTCATTTGTTTTATGTTGTATGATAGTAGCTTGTTTAGGATATGATCCCTCATTATAAGGTGTACCATCATTAACTATCACAAAATTTTCTACCCACTCTGGCACTTTAAACGCACTTTCTTTTATTCTATGTTCAGCGTTATATGTTACCATACCAACACCAATACTAGTTCTATCAAATTTTAATTTTTCTTCAAAAGTTTTATTTTTAGTTAATCTTACCGGTAACTTATCTTTATACTTTTCCTCAAATTGTTTTTTATTTTCTTCCCACTGATCATTAGTCATACCGATAGAAAGATGTGTAACTTTGATATCTGTTACAACACCAACTTTAACACCTAACAAATAATTTGGAAATGAGAAAGAAATGTCATAAAAATGGAATCCTTTAAAATCTTCATCAAAGTTATGTTTTAATTTATCTTTTTGTACAGCGAAGAATAATCCATCTATTACAACCACATCTTTAATCTTTTCATTTTGATCGTCACTGTACTTATTAGTCCATTTCTTACCATCATGTTTATGATTAACAATTCCGGTCATAGATTCTTTAAGAGTCCACCATCTACCATCTAATAGATCAGTAGTACCAGCGATACCAATAATACCATACTCTGGATCTTTCTTAAAGTGTTTTAATACTTTTTTACCCCAATTATTAGTATCCCATAAAACATCATCGTGAGTAAAAACCACAACGTTATGTTTGGCCATCTGTAAACCTTCATTATAAACTTGTGTTAAAGATTTCTCACCATTATTTATGAATTCTAAAATTTCAACATTAATAAGACCAATGTTTTTTTGAATTTCTTTTTGGAACTCTGGTTTATGTTCCCTTGTACTATAAACTATTGTAATCATTCGTTTTTGATATATTAAAAATTTTTAAAAATGTTTCCGGTTTTAATTCTTTTTGTTTACTAAAAAATAGTATAGCTTCTTCCTCATTATCACAAGTATAATAACTTATAACTTCTTTTTCAAGATTATTTTTAAAATAAAAAAAATATTTTTCCATTATTTAACACCGGTACTTCCAAATTTACCATCACCTCTTTCGGATTCTGATAAAGTAAATTTCTTATAAAGATTTACAGTATTATTTGTCGCTACTGAACTAATAACACCTTGGGCGATTCTATCACCATTTTCAATAACAAAATTATTTTTAGAATGGTTAATTAATATTACTTGTATTTCACCACGATAACCAGAATCTACTGTACCAGGTGAATTTAATACCGTAACACCATAATTCATAGATAAACCACTTCTAGGTCTTACTTGTAACTCATAACCTTCAGGAATTTCAAAGTGTAATCCGGTTGGTATAGCTTTCCATTCACCAGGTTTTAAAGTTTCGGTATCTTCTAATAAATTAGCCCTTAAATCAAAACCAGAATCACCTTTATGTGAATACTTTGGATCTTCATTTTTAGATTTATTAATGAAATTAATATCAACTTTAAAGTTACTAAATTGATTCATTAATTCATCAATATTTTTTTTAATAATATTTTCACTCTGTTCAATAGACGCTTTAATATCGTCATCATCAAATAAAGAATCTATAGTACCACCTAACAACCCTTTTATTTGTTCAATTGATAAATCATTATCATCTATAATATCTTCTGAATCCATTTTATCTATTTTTTTCATTTATTAATTTTAAGTATAAATCTTTTCTTTTTTCAGTCACCACATTTATATGATATCTTTCATTAACTGTTTTAAATAATGACTCACCTAATTCTTTAATTTTTTCCGGTTCATTAATTAACCACTTAATTGATTTATACCAATCCTTATGATTTTTAACACTATCAACAAGTATTCCATTACCCTCACCAAATCCATTTTCAGAATGATTAGCGTGTTGAATATCAATTTTATATGGTCCGTAATTTTGTGCGATAATAGCTTTTTTATGGAAACCAGATTCAACAACTTTTAATTGACTTTTAACTTTATTAAAAATGTTTTCTTCAATTGGAGCTAATGATATATCAAATAAATTGTAATTGGTGGCGTAACTACTAATTGGTTTTGTCCAAACCCTTCTATAAGGTTCATTTGTAGTATCAAACTCCTCATCCTTAGTATATCTTAATAAGTATTCTAAATATTTAGGACTAACTGATTTATATTTATTAGTAAAAATTTCTTCATACCTACACCATACAGATTCTTCCGGTTTAATTGGTCGTTGTGTTTGTTCACCAGTTTTCTGATCAATCATAGTAACAGTACCTCTAGTATCAAACCCACATAAAACGAATTGTATTTTATCCATTAACCCATCAGATTGTAATTTAGAAACTAAACCATTTAATAGACTTAAATCGTGGAAATGTGAAGAACCACCTAACCAACCAATTCTAATTCTTTCACTTGGTTCTGGGTTAGATTGATATTGTTTTTCTCTAGGATCAATTGCGTTTTCAAGTACAAAAACATTTTTATTATGTTTTCTAATTTCATCCGCGAATAATGATGTTGTTGTTATAACGTTTTTAGCTACTTTAATATTATTAAGTATCATCTTATCAATACCCTTTGATTTAATCAAACTATAAGATGGATGATGTGGACCAGGCTCCCAATAATCATCAAGATCCATAACAGTAACAATACCTAAGTTATCTAATTTTTCTAAAGTTTCTTTAGTTTTAGTATAATCTCCTATAGCTCTATGGTAATGAATTAAATCATATTGTTTTAAATATTCAACATCATCTAAATTTGGATTATAGTCAATATCCACATGAAATATATCTGAATACATTTCTTGTAAATGAATGTGTGGTTTTGTGGATCTATAATACCCTACTCCGGTACGATCTGATGGGACTACTAAAATCTTACTTTTCTTCATATTTAACTTTTTAATTTTACTAAAATATAGTATTGGTTATAACACTAATAATAAAATTAAAAAGAAATAAATAAAGTCTTAAATAAAAAAAATAATTACTTTTTATTTAATTTTGAAGGAAGGGGTTTTAAATTACCGGAGAATAATGTATCACCAACTTTAACTTGAATTTGCTCACTGATAACTCTTTTATCAAAATATTCCGTAATAACTTTAGGTAAGATTTTACTAATCTCTTCTTTAACGATTTGTCTTAAATCACCAGTATCTGAAGAAGTATTTTGTTTCTGTTGTGAAGTCTTTTTATATGATTCAGTTAATCTACTAACTGGCATCGGTTTTTCTTCATAATCATTATCACCAGAATTAACTTCTTTTATTAAAGCTTCGGAAGCCTCAAATGAATGGAAAGGTGAATCTGGGATATCAATTCTATTATTTACCATCGCATCCACAATTGATTTTGGCATTTTAGTATTACCAATATTTCTATAACCTTGATTATTACCCATAGGTTGTGTCCTACTAGGTTGATTACTTGGTGGTGTTTGAACCCAATCATCACCATCACCTTCAGACATTAACCTAGAAGGATCAATATTACCCCTACTAAAACTATTATCTTCTACTTTATTCATAATGGCCTTTGAACTTTTTAATAAAGTGGCTAATCGACTTTCTGTTAAATTACTCATATTACTGTCTTTTTCTAAATTCTTTTTCAAAATTTGTTATTTTATACACTGATTCCATAGTATCATCACCGTTAGGGTTAAATTTAGGTCTTGGTACATTAAATCTACCACTTAATTTATTAAAATTTAACATCCTATCAACTCTAAATAATTTCCACCCAGGTTGTATTGTCTTAGTATCACCACCTATTTGGTAGACTCTAATAACATGGTTACCAGCTGTAGATTGACCGTAACAATATACTTCAACCCATCTAGTACCCTTTCCTCCCGGATCTTCATTATCATCGTAATTTAAAGAACATATGTTTCTACCATCCATGACATCAACAATCTGTTCTTTACTTACAATTTCTAATATAAGACTTTTTAACGATTCGTAAAGTTTCATTGTAAAAAATTTTTATCCAGGGTTAACGTACTGATTTATATTAGCACCAATAATTGGTTGTGTGTATTCATTACCAGAACCATTTTTATATTTATTACCCTTAAGATTATTAATCCTACCAGTACTAATGTCCGAGTCATTTCCAAAGATATCTTGATACCCACCAGCACCTGTGATGTTATCTGGATTAGTATCTAAATAAATACCAGTACCTTTACCTTTTAAATCTCGTGGATCGTCCGATCCGTGATCATGAGCTTTTGAGTTTGGATGTGTAGATGAATAATTTTTAGCATTATCACTACTATTATACACATTCTTAGGGGCTAATTTATCCCTTTGTTCTTTTCCGATTTCTTCTAATCTTGACATTTTAATTAAATTTTACTTTCATATATTATTAGTTTTTTGATTCGTTCTATCTCTTCATAAATAGCTTCATCATTAAATATTCTATCAGATGTGTTAGCTACTTTTGTTGGTTTAATACCAGAATTAGTTAAATCAAAATTATTTTTATCTTTACTATGTGTTTTCTTAAATCCATTACCTAAACCATACTCACTCTTAATTTTAGATTTTAATTTAATACCACTTCGATCACTTTTTAAATTATTTTCAACAAAATTTTTCATACTATCACCACCATACTTTTTACAAGTAGGATCTATTTTTTCATAATGATTTTTAATTTTCTTTAAATACTCATATGAAATATCCTCTGAACCCATAATTTCACTTAGGTCTTTAGGTAATTTATATTTTTTATTTCTTAGTTTTGAATTCGCCATTACTAATTTTATTTATCAATTCTTCTTTATAGTCATCTGGTATTTCTACATTTGGGATCATATTCAATAAATGATTTAATATAATCGCTAATTCCTCACCGGTAACAGATTCTTTTTTCATTAAATCACCCAAAAATAAAGTTTTTCTCGCTAAGATAGGTTTTTGATGTTTATCTTTTAATTCAGTAAATAATGGTATGTTTTCATTTCTTGATGAAACTTCATAATTATCATAATTACTAACAAAATCATTATCATCATAAGAACTTCTTCTCATAATATCTTCAATCATATTTTTTACCTTATTCTCAGCGATAGTATCAAGATCACCCTTTGTTTTATCTTCAACACTTTCTTTATAAAATTGACGCCCATATCTAGAGTTATAATAAAATCTTGGACCTTGGGATGTTTTTCTTGAAAATTCTCTACTTGTTTGGGGATTATTCCAACCGGTAGTTATTTTATCTGTACCACTATTTTCATCACCATCTACTAACCCACCATCCTCATCAACTAATTCGTCAATAATTTTTACCTTTTTTTTAGTATCATTCACAACCTTTTTGGTGTGAAATTCTTTTTTTAAATCTTTTTTAGTTAAAATTTTCATAGGTTCAATACTTATTTATGATAAATATGTTGATAAAGATATTTATTACATAAAGATATATTGATATGAGTAATTTTAGAACACAAGTTAATTTTTCGTCACAGATAAAAGAATATCCAAATACTGATGGTACACTTTCAGGTTCTGTTAATGTCCAACAATATACTATTTTAGGGACAGACTATTTAGACCTACCTTTAGGGTTAGATAATACTAGTACCGGTATTACTGCGACTTACGGACCAATAATTAATGGGACTTTCACAGGTACTACCGGTAGTACCACTTTTTATTTTAATGATAGTAATATGGATATTGCCGGACCTTATTTATCCGCGATAACGGCTTCTAATAGTGGACTAACTCAACATGTTGACGCTTTTAGTATAACTAATACTATAATCGTTGATGGTAATAGTTTTGACATCTATTATAGTGGTGTGTCTTTTGATATGACACCAACAAACCTAGATGAATATTCTCCAGGTGAGTTTTCAGGGGGAACTTTCACTAATGTATTAAACTACCTTTCCGGAACAACATACCCTTGGTGGTTTTTAAAGTCTGGTTCAACAACTTGGAATGAAGTTAAGGGTAGAACCCAAACAGATCGTTTAACCATTATTGATGGGGCGAATACCGATTACGTCTTAATATCATCTAACTCAAATGGTGACGCTATTTGGCGACCATTGGACTTTGTAATTTCTGGGGGTTGTTTATCGGATGTTTGTATTAAAGGAATTTTATCTTTGATAAGAGATTTATATATAAAAGGTTTAACATTTGGTACTGGTGGTAGTGATGTCGGCTCAACTGGTACAACATATGTGACAAATACAGCTGGAGGTAAGGATGTTTTATTTTATAACTCCACTGGTATTAGAAATACTGGTTTTGGTAGTGAAGTGTTAAGTGCTAATACTATAGGTTATTCCAATACTGGTCTTGGTACTTACGCACTTAAAAGTAATAGTACTGGTATTGATAATACTGCCATTGGTACTTATTCATTAGAATCAAACACTATAAATGGTGGTAATACGGCCATTGGTTCTGGTTCTTTACAAAGTAATACTATTGGTTATGGTAATACTGGAATAGGTTATAATTCTATACCTAGTAATATTGATGGTTATGTTAATACTGGGTTAGGGATATATGCGTTACATGATAATGTTAGTGGTTATGAAAATGTTTCTGCTGGTCACTACTCTTTATTCCAAAATACTACTGGTTATCAAAATACTGGTATAGGGAATCAATCTATAACTTCTAATACCACTGGTAACATAAATACTGGTATTGGTTATGGTGCTTTAGGTGGTAATACAATAGGTTTAGGTAACACATCAATAGGTTGGGGTTCTGGACTTAGTAACACTACAGGTAATTATAACACTTTTTTAGGTTTAGGTAGTGATTGTATCACCACCAACTTAACAAACGCTACCGCTGTAGGTTATAACGCCATTGTTGATCAAAACGATTCAATGGTATTAGGTAATGGTGTTATAAATGTTGGTATAGGTATAAGTACACCAACCTCAACATTACATTTAATAGGTCTTAGTGGTTTTAGTCAATTAAGATTGGAAATTCAATATACACCAACTGGTACTACAGATAGTAATGGTAGTCAAGGTGATACAGCTTGGGATGATAGTTACATATACATCAAAACATCAGTTGGCTGGAAAAGATCTGGTTTATCAACATTCTAATAATTAAAAATTAAATTACAAATATGAAACTAAATCCACTTGAAATAATATTAACAGAAGATGATATACAAAAATTAATATCATCAACATTTGATAGTGTTAATTTAATCAATAATTTAAATAACATCCCCAATAAAACAGAAAATGATGTTAATAGGATTGTTGATAATAAAAAACATTTAGAAATTATATCAAAAAAAGATTGGTTTATCGCCAATTTAACACCAAGTCAAAAATCTATAGTTGAATCAATTATTTATTCTATTTAACCATTAAGTTAATATTTATATGGTATGAGTATAGTTAACAATTATGCGTTTAAAAATTTAAGGTTAAGATTAACTAATGTTAATTATTGGGATTTAGTATTAAGTTCTGACATGAGAGGGTATGATCATACTACACTATACTGTAATAATATAATTTCAGGTGATACACTTTTAGTTTATTTTGATTTTAATGATAGTGATTGTGTTAGTGGTCGCACAATTTATAGTTTAACCACATGGAAAGACGCCATTTTACCTAAATCTGGCTTGACATTATGTGATATTGGTTTAACTGGTGTTGATAATGGGTTTGTACCAAATTTAACCGGTGAAACTTTATACATCACTAGTGGAGATCCTAGATTCTATATGACCCAAGTAACGGGTAGCACATATGAATATCCAATTATATTTACTGGAGATTGTTCTGGTAATTACAGTCAGTTTAATGGTGGGTTTTATCAAGGGTTTTATAAACTTGAAAATTATCCTATTAAAAAAATAAGTGATAATAAATTTTTAGATTGTATTCCTCACGATAATGATTGTTTAGATAATGTTTGTACTAATGGTTGTAGTTGTCCACCACCAGAATTACCAAATCCAGTAATTGATTATCAAGTTTTACCTAATAAATTTAGTGTTGGTTGGACATCAGAATTTTGGTTAAAAAAAGATTCTAACCCTATAATACCTAACAATATATTAAATAGTATTTACCCTAATAATAACGGATTTTTTCATACTATGGGGTTAAGAGCTGAAAATAAATTTTGGGATTTTTTCTCCGGAGAAACTGGTCATACAACTTGTTTAGATAGTGGACATACATTAAACCCACCTATTTTACATACAGACGCTATGAGTGGGATGAATCCATTTTTATATTACACTTTAAAAAATTGTGATAATCAAACTTGTGATACTTGTCAATGTTCTGTTTGTGAATGTACAGATACCGGTTCATATCCATATTATGGTGAAAAGGACTATATCACTGATGTTGTAGACAATATAATAGGGTTTAGAATTAGAGATGATGGTAGTATAGGATATCGTAAATTATCTTTTAGTGGTCAATGTTCCGGTTCAACTATTGAATGTTGTAGAACAAGTGGTGGTACTTATGTTACCGGTTATACTGTTGAAGAATCATATTCAATGTCAGGTATGGTCTCATCAGATAAATGGGTTCATGTTGTAGTTAGATATGACGCGGATTATATGATACCGGAAGATAAATTAGATTGCCCTTGTAGTCCATTAAATCCACAATATTGTTCAAGACCTGGTCAACTATCATTTTATATTGATGGTTATTTGAAATATAGAGTTAGAGTTGTTAAAGAAATGATACCTAAAGGTTTGGATGATTGGCCAGAAAAACAATTAGGTGTTCCATACACTATGAGTTTAGGTGGTGGTACACAAGGTTTAATTGAAACAAGAACATTTGGTGGTCCTGACCCAAAAGATTATGATTTACCAATACAAGAAAATTTCGCTGGGAGTTTTATGGGGGGGATTTCTAAGTTTAGATTTTACTCTGAGCCTTTAGATGTCACCCAATTAAGATGTAATTATAAAACGGAAAAAAATAAATATAACACTAAAATTTGTTAAATAAAGAAAAAAAATGGTAACAAAATACATAATAAATAATTTACCTAGTCAAACGATTACTGGTGATTTAAATATTTCTGAAAAAACAGTGGTAACAAGTTTCCAAATGACCTCTGGAGCTACAGATGGTTATGTATTAACTTCTGATGTTGATGGTAATGGAACTTGGCAAGTATTAGCCGGAGGTGGTAATACTATAGATGAGTTTTATATAGAACCATCAACAACAAGTTTTACTTGGGATATTAGTGGTAATAGTACTAATTATAAAATTATTTTAACTGGTAATACAACAATAGATTTAAATAATGTTAGAAATGGTGATTATGGTACATTAATCATTCAACAAGATGTTGTTGGTGGTTATGGAATAACACTTGGTAATTTAAATGGTAGTTCTACAAACCATTTAGTTGTAGGTAATGGTTCTGGTACTTTAGGTTTGACTGGAACTCCTAATTCAATTGATATACTATCGTTTGTTTATGATGGTACTAATGTTTATTGGAATAATGGTTTAAATTATACATAATATGAGTAATAGATATTTTTTTAATTCATTATTATCGTTAGATAGTGTTGGTATTAATCCATTGGATTTAAATCCATATACATATTTTCAAACTTATAACCCATTATTTTTAACACCAACAACCCCTAACATTGGTGATTCAATAACAGAAATTTATAAGTACAATGATAGTTTATATATCGCTTCAGGGGATACTGGGTGTGTAGGTACTTGGGAAAATTTGGATGGTAAGAATATGATTTATATACCAGGAATTGATGGTGGTTGTTGGCCACCTCCTTGTTCTGGTACTTGTTCAACCTACTATACAACCAACCAAAATATTAGTTTTATGTCAATGAGTGGTTATGAGTATACAGTATATTTTGTTGGCAAACCTTTATCTGGTAATTCTTTTTCAGATGGTCATATATTTAGTGACATTGAAACATCCGTATTATTTGGTGGTAGATACGTATCTATGTATGTTAAAGATAATAAAGATATTTATTTTAGGTCTAAACGTTTAGGTATTAATTCTGATGTCATTGACATACCATTTGAAATAAATATTTCTGAAAATGATTTGGAAACTAAAAATACTAGAGTTTTTTCACTTAGAACTAAAGATCCATTAAATACCACATCGATAGCAGCAACTTCTTATATTAATGGGGTAGAAACAACCGCTATCACACAAACAAATGTGAGTAATGTGACAACAGAAAGTTCTATACCATTTTTAATTGGCGCTGGAGCAACAGATGGACCTTCTTATGAAATGTATCAAGGATATTTTGGAGAATTAATAATTTTTAACACTTATCACGATTTAACAACCCATAATAGTATCATAGATTTCTTAAAAAATAGATGGGGAATTAATTAAAACTCTTTAGATTAAATAGGTGGAAAAATAAATTTCACTAATACTATTCTTTAAATATTTATTAATAAATAAATTATAGAATAATAATAAAAATATGTCATTACCATCGTGTTTAACGTTAAGAACAGTAAAAGGTTCTGTATTATCTTGGGTTGAGTTAGATAATAACTTCATATGTCTAAATAATTCAATAAATAATGTTGCTAGTTTAATCCATAATGGTAATATGTGGCACATCCCCTCTGGGAATACTGTCACAATAGAGACCGATTATCAATATTTTATATATGGTGATATGATTATTGAAGGGACATTACAATTAAGTGGTGGAAGTCAATTAGTTGTATTAAATGGGGATCTAATATTTAGTGGTGGTTCTGTAGTTGGTGATGGTGACATATATAACATATCTTTACCGGAATTTGATACAAAAATCAGTGGTTTAACTTATAGTGGTGACACTTTAACTATATATCAGAATGATGGATCAACATATAGTACAACAATAGTTAGTTCAACAGATATTACGGTGACTGGTGGTACATACAACCCCACAACCGGTACAGCGACATTTTATGATAATAATGGGGGTAATTTTGATGTTAACGGATTTTTAACAGGTTATACAGATGTGAAAGTATCTGGGTTAACATATAGTGGTAATACTTTAACTTTAACCCAAACTGATGGTAGTAATTTTAATGTCACTATAAATTCTAGTACACCATTTACTGGTAATACATCTGGTGATTGTATTACAGATTTATATGTGACAAATTTAAATTCTTGTTCTCCATTACATATCCAACCGGTTAACACTGGGGATGTTTATATATCTGAAAATGGTGGTAATGTCGGTATAGGTAATACATCACCCACAAAAAAATTACACGTAAGTGGTGACGCTTTATTTTCAAGTTCAACTAACAATGTTGTAACAATCATTGGTTCTGGTTCTTCAATGTCATCACCCCTATTTAACGTTCAAGGATCTTCCGGTCAATTATTCAGTGTATCTGATAGTTTGATTGGTTCATTATTCTCAGTAAATGACATATCTGGTTTACCAGTAATTGAAGCGTTTTCAGATAATACAATATTAATGGGTGATTTTAATTCACCCTCTTTAAACACCACTAAAAAAGTTGTGGTGAACTCTGGTGTTACATCAATTTATTCAATCCCTTCAAGTGGTTATACAGGAGCTTTTTATGATTATACAGTATTAAGTGACCTTGGAGCTAGAAGTGGTAATATAATGTCAATATGGAGTGGTACAAGTATTCAATATAGTGAGACCTCAACAACAAGTATTGGTGATACTAGTGGAATAATATTTTCAGTTTCATTATCCGGTAATTCTACGATGTTATCAACATCGGCTAATACCAATTCTTGGACTGTTAAAACAATTGTAAGATCAATATAAGATGAGTTTTCATTTTTCACTAAAAATAGTAACAGATGGATTAGTTCTTTATTTAGATGGAGCTAACCCTAAATCATATGTGAGTGGTTCTACTATTTGGAATGATATTAGTAAAAATAGTAATAATGGTACATTAACCAATGGACCAACATTTGATACTAGTAATAGGGGATGTATTATATTTGATGGTGTTAATGATTATGTGGGGGTAAATAATTTTATAGGAAATCTTAACACATTTTCTGTTAATCATTTTATTTACTTAAACACATCACAAAATGGTAAAACAATTTTTAGTAACTTTGGTAATGATAATAATGGATGGGTTACTGGGATTAGTGATAGTCAAACTAATGTTATTAAGTTTTATTTAGGTAATATTGTTCATTTGTATTCTAATACAGTATTACAAAACTTAATATGGTATAGTATTACAATTACTTATAATAATGGGAACCCTAAAATATATATTAATGGTGTTGAAGACAATTCTAGTTCTACTGTATTGACACCATCTTCTAGTTATTTTGGGAATGATATCGGTAGACTTGGTGATGGTTCACAACACTTTAATGGGGGAATATCTAACATTCAAGTCTATAATCGTGCTCTAACACCCTCAGAAGTACTTCAAAATTATAATAGTTTAAAAGGTAGATTTGGTTTATAATGTCAGGAAAAGTAAGTTCAAAAATAGTAACAGATAGTTTAGTTTTAAATTTAGATGGGGCTAACCCTAAATCATATGTGAGTGGTTCTACCATTTGGAATGATTTAACATACTATAAAAACGATGGGGTTTTAACTAATAATCCAACATATAATTCAAATAATGGTGGAAGTATTGAATTTGATGGTACTAACGATTATGTTAATTGTGGAAATTCAAATTCTTTAAAATTTTTTGATGGTGATTCATTTACCATATGTTCGTGGGTTAAACCTAATCCTACAATGTCTGCTGGGGTTATTGTTCAACATGGGGGTGAACCAAATAGTGCCACTGGGTTTGCTCTTTATTTAGCATTTGGATATGTTGAGTTCGCTAAATCTAATGTCGCAAACACTGGACAAAATATTACAACAACACCTTTTAATAATAATGAATGGAATCATATTTGTTGTTCAATAAAATATTCTGGTTTATCTGGTCAAATTAAATTCTATGTAAATGGTATTTTAAAATCAACATTTAATGGTTGGAGTGCTAACCCAAATATATCTGACTACACTAGACCATTAAATGTAGGTAGGTCTGAAACTGACGCCTTTTTCAATAACCTTCCATTTAAAGGGAATATATCCAACGTGTCAATATACAATAGAATATTATCATCTCAAGAAGTTCTTCAAAATTATAACGCTTTAAAAAATAGATTTATTTAAAACATGGAAACACAAGATTACGAAAACAGAAAATTTATGATATTCAATATGTCAGAATTACCAATGATTGATTTTACACAAGTATGTGAAACATCTCAAGATACATTAAGGTTTTCCGTTGACGGAACTAAAACATTTGTTAAATGGGATTCAATAGAAATTCCCTCATCAGTAGATTCCCTAACAACAAAAGAGGGATTGTACACATATGAAGAAATGTTAACAATATTATCCACACCAGAATGGACTAATCCAAATCCATTTCCAATTATATGAGTACAATAGGTAATTGGCGAGGTCCAAATATAATTAAAGATGGTTTATTTTTATATTTAAATCCAAATTCACCTAATTCATTTTATGATACATCAAGTACTATAATAAAAGATATTAGTGGTAATGGTAATAATGGTACATTAATAAACGGACCAACATATAATTCAAATAATGGTGGTAGTATAGTATTAGATGGTACTAACGATTACCTTAATACTAACATAGGAATTAAACCAACCTCAACCACAATAGAAGTTGTTTGTAGTATAATAAGTAATACTTCAATTAAAACTGGTGGTAATACAGTGGCTCAATATATTGTCTTTAGACAAAATACAAGAACTTCTAATTTTGAGGCTGTTGTTCTTAATTATATACAATCTGGGTTAACAGGGTATTTTGAAGGTACTATGTCTTCCTCTGGTGGGTTAGCTAAACAAGTGTCAACCCCATTAATAAATCTTAATCAAATTTATTCACTCACAGCTACTTACGATTCAAATAACATTACACTATATCTAAACGGACAATTTGTATCACAAACATCAACCGGTTTTCCAATTGATTATAATTTAGTTCACACATATAAATTGGGTAGAGCTGACGCTATAGGTCAAACATTTGATGGTTATCTTAACGGAAAAATATATGATGTAAGATTTTACGATAGGACACTTACATCTTCAGAAATCCTTCAAAACTATAATTCAACAAAATCAAGATTCGGATTATAAAGTAAAGTAACTACATATTTATATTTAAATAATATTGGAAAGTGAAAATATTTTAAAATGGGAAATGAATTTGTAATTAAAAATGGTTTTATATCACAAGGAACATCTTATATAACTAATGAGGGTAAACTTGGTATTGGTACTCCATTACCCTCTGAAAAATTAGAAGTTAGTGGTAAAACAAAAACAACTAATTTACAAGTAACATATGGTTCTAGTGAAGGTTATATATTAACCGCTTTAGATAATCAAGGTAATGTAGGTTGGTTACCATTTAATAATGTTAATATCACTGAATTAGCTCCAGTAATATCAATAGTATCCACACCAATAAGTGGTAGTACTGATGGTGATAGATATTTGATAAGTGGGGGTACTGGTATATGGAGTGGAAAAACTAATTATATTGCCGAGTGGTTAAATCCTGATTGGGTATATACCACTGGTACTACAGATAACACAGTTTTTGTTACCGATACATTAACAACTTATAGATATGATGGTACTAATTGGGTACCATATAGGGGTACTGTTATTTTACAAAATGGTAATAAATTAAATACCTCTATTAATATAGGTAGTAACGATAATCAAGATATTAATTTTAGAGTTAGTGGTAGTACTAAAATGACTATCACAAAAAGTGGTAATGTTGGTATTGGTACTACTACGCCAGTAAGTTTATTATCTGTTTATCATACTCGTACATCAACACCGATGGGTTCGACAATTGATGCAATTAATATGGGTGGACAATACTCAAATACTGCTGGACAGAACCCAAAAATTATAATATATGACGATGGTGGTTCTGTCATGGGATTTGGTGGTTCTGCGGGTCAATTAGATTACATAACCCCAAGCAGTTCTCACAGTCACGTATTTTACACTGGTACAGTAAAGAGAGTTGTTTTAGGAGGAGATGGAAATAATGGTTTTAACATAGCATCACCAACAGCAAAAATTCATGTTGTTGGTAGTAGTTCCACATCTTCAAATTATGCTTTAAAAGTAGAAAATAGCGCAAATGCTAATTTATTTAATGTTAGAAATGATGGTAATTCTACGTTAAATGGATTAAATATTGGAAAAGGTCCATCACAAATAGTTAGTAATGTTGTATTTGGTGTCAATGCTTTAAGTGCTAACACGACGGGGGATAACAATTTTGCTTTTGGGTTTGAAACTTTATTAAAAAACATAAGTGGTGACAACAACGTAGGGATAGGACATAATGTATTAAGACAAAATATTTTAGGGAATGATAATGTCGGTATTGGTTCTCAAACCTTATTGGTTTCTTTAGGACATCAAAATACTGCGATAGGTGCATATTCTTTGATGGATTTAACTTCTGGTACACAAAACACCGCTGTTGGTAATCAATCTATGCTTGTAATGACTACTGGAACTTTAAACACTTCTTTAGGGTATTATACGTTACGTTCTAATATATCAGGACAAAGAAATGTGGCGGTTGGATGGAACGCTTTAAACTCAGCTTTAAATAGTTTTAACGTTGGATTAGGATATAGAGCTGGTGCGAATATTACGATAGGTGAATATAATACAGCCATTGGTACAGATACTGCACCAACATTAACATCTGGAAATTATAACACTATTATTGGAAGAGATACAGGAAGAGGTATAACTACAGGTTCTAGAAATACAATCATAGGTGCATCTACATTGGGCTTGGACTCAGGTTTAAATGATACTATCATATTAGCAAAAGGTGATGGTGTTATTAGATATATTTGTACTTCATCAGGTAATACAGGGATTGGTACGATATTACCAACAACTAAACTAGATATTCTTTCGGATACAACAAATGATTCGGGTTTACGGCTTAGAAACTTAACAAGTGCTTCACCATCTACTAACGGTAAACCAATTGGCGTTGATGCTAACGGTAAAGTGGTTGCTATTGAAAATACTTGGCAATCAATTAATGCAGATACCGAAATTTACACAGAATCAAATACAGATGTAGTGGCAACAGGCATGACTATTACACCACCCGCAGGAACTTATAAAGTAGATTTTAATGGAGAATACCAAGTGATAGCGGGTAACGTAGTTGCTTTGGCTCAATTAGATTTACAGACGTTATATTTATACTTAAATAATTTAACACCAACATCATCTCATGGTTTAACTTTTGGTAGTGGAGAAATTTTAGGACCAGGAGTTTACACCGTTGCAGGAGCAGGTTCAGTTGCTGGTACATTAACTTTAAACGGTGGCGCCAATGATTTGTTTGTAATAAGAGTAGCAGGAGCAATTAACACAGGTGCTGCAACTACTATAAGTCTTACAGGAGGAGCAACATCCGCAAATGTATTTTTTGTTGCAACAGGTGGCGCAATTGGTATTGGAGCAAATAACAATATAGTTGGTAATTATATATCTAACGGTTCAGCTGCTGCATTGGGTGCTAATTGTGTTTTTAATGGCAGATTACTTACTACAGGTGGAGCATTAGCATTTGAATCAGGAGTACTTACTAAACCAACAACGGCAAGTGTTGTTAATATGGGTATTTTAGAAACTTTTCTTTGTTATACAAACGCTGGAAATGTTAGCAATACAGCGTTGGCTCAAATCACAGGTGATTTAGGAACATCATCTGGGGCAGTTTCAATATTTGTAAGCAGCACATTTAATGGAAACATTTATGACAACTCTCAACAGTTTGGTAACAGTAGTAATTTTAGTTTATACGAAGGAGCAACTATGGTTTCAAATTCAAACAGACTTAAAGAAATAGATGCTTACACCAGAGATATTATACTAAGCGGCATTGCAACGGTAGATGGCACACAGGCTATAACTGTTAGGTGGCGCACAAATATTGGAAGAGTATATTTAAATAACAGAATATTAACAATAGTAAAATTATAAAATCATGGAACCAATTACTTTAGAACAACTATTTATTTTAGTAGAATCATTAAAAAATGATATTAATGAAATTAAAACAGAAATTAAAACAACACAAGAACTAATATCTAAAATTCAAACACGTCACTTTAATAAAATTATAAACCCATGAAAATCATTTCAAAAAACACACTAAACACTCAATTTAATACAACGTTGGCAAATATCACTCAACAAGGTGTAGTTGATGTTAATAATTTATATTCTAATTTATTAGCTCAACCATTAGTTGGTGGCGCAGTTTCAAATGCTGGCACAAATATTATTGTTGGAGATATTGGCACAAATGCAGGAGCAATTACAGGTTTTGAAAGTGTTACTTTGAGTGGTGTAATTTACCCACCAAATCAAGGCTCATCAAACGTTCAAGTTTCAATTTATGTTGATGGAGTAATAGTACCAACATCTACAAGAGAGCACACAAATGTTATCACTAAAGAAGATATAGCAATTGCAGATGTGGTTACATTAGCCGTTGGTCAGGTAGTAACAGCAAAGGTGTTAAACTCCATAGGTATTTCAAGATTTTACAATAGAATTTTAACTATGAATTTAATAAACTAATTATGAATTTTTACATTAAAAAAAATAGTGAATTACCCCTCTTAACAATGGAGTTAATATTTGACGGAAGAAATGATTTTCGTAATTTTTACGAATTAATTCAAAACGCGGATATCACTTTCTCTATGTTTAACCCTGAAAACAATATAAAAAAGATTTCATGTAGACCAGCGGAAATTGTTAAAAAAATTATTCCTTGTGAGGATTTAACATCTCGTGAGGAATATTATATTGTATATAAATGGAGAAAAAAGGATACTAAAGAACCTGGAACATTTATTGGTGAATTTACCATCAATTTTTTAGATGGTATGGGTACATTGGTTACCCCAATACAAGAAAAACTATTTATCCATGTAATAAATTAATTTCTTCCCTTCTTTTTATTTATCAAATTTTTTTACTATATTTGTGGTAAAGTTATAAAAATGGAATTAAGTAAAGAAGAAATTAAGGATTTTTTGGAGGGTAGAGACCCACAAAAGTATATTATTGGTATTGAATCAACCTACGATCAAAATTTTGTTAATCTTATTATAAATGATCCCATTACTGGGAAACGTATTGAAAAACATAAGTTTAAACCATTCCTTTGGATGAAAAGTCCGGATATGGATAAGTTTTTTAAAGGTGATCGTAGACTTATCAAAACTAAGTTAAGAGAACACATGATTACAATTACACCCCTTAAATTAGAGGATGAAAATGGTAATATCCACAAACGTTTAGAAAATGGTTTTAAGTTCTTAGTTCAAACCAGAGGTAGTTATAGAAATATTACTAACTTTTTTAAAGAATCCGGTATTGATATTCAAAAGGAAGAAAATAGGAAGGGTTTTTTAACCCTTGGCCCTACAGAGCAATTCTTAATACAAAGTGGTAAAAGATTATTTAAAGGGTTTGATGATTACGCGGATTTAGTTAGATTTTCTTTTGATATTGAAACCACATCTTTAACACCAGAAACCGGTAGAATTTTACAAATTGGTATGAAAGATAATCGTGGTTTTGAACACGTATTAGATATTGATAGTGATGATGAAGAACGAAACGCGATTTATACATTTTTTAATATTATTGATGAATTAAAACCAGATATTATTTGTGGTTATAATTCAGAGAACTTTGACTGGACATATATTTTAGGTCGTTGTGAATTACTTAATTTAGATTATAAAAAAATTACTAAGACACTTAAGAATGGTATGCCACTTTATCGTAAACAAGCTACTTTAAAATTAGGTGGTGAGATGGAGTATTATCAACAAACTGTATTATGGGGTTATAACGTTATTGATGTGTGGCACGCGGTTAGAAGAGCTAAAGCCATTAATTCAAACATCAAAGAAACTGGTTTGAAGTATATTACAAAATATTCTAAAATCGCTAAACCTAATCGTGTATATGTTGGTCACGATAAGATCGCTAAAATTTGGGTAGATGAACGTCCTTACTTATTTAACGAATCTGATGGTAAGTATATGGTAGTTCCGGAAGATAAAACTGGTTATGAAGGATGGGAAGAAGTGGATGGTAAATTTATAATTAAGAAATATCTAATAGATGATTTATGGGAAACAGAACAAGTTGACTACAAATATAATCAAGCGACATTTTTATTGTCTAAATTAGTTCCATCAACATTACAAAGAACCTCTACAATGGGTACAGCGGCCTTATGGAAAGTATTGATGTGTACTTGGTCATATGAGAATGGTTTAGCTATACCTGATTATCAACCTAAAGAAAAATTTCCTGGTGGATTATCTCGTTTATTAAGAATTGGTTTCGTACCAAATGTAGTTAAATTAGATTATGGATCACTTTACCCTTCAATACAATTAACTCACGATGTATTCCCAGAAGTTGATATTACCGGTGCGTTAAAAGGTATGTTAACTTATTTATTCGCGGAACGAGATTTATATAAGAATCTAATGAAAAAAGCTCAAAGAGAAGGGGACGATAAAGGGGCTGATATGTTTGATAAGAAACAATTACCAATTAAAATTCTTAATAACTCTAACTTTGGTTCATTATCAGCCCCAGATGTATTTCCTTGGGGTGATACTAACATTGGTGCGATGATCACTTGTACTGGTAGACAATATCTACGATTGATGATTAAATTCTTTATGGATAAGGGGTTTGAACCAATAGTAGGTGATAGTGTGACGTATGACACACCTGTTTATATTAAATATGGTGATGATATATTAGACATTTTACCAATTTCAGATTTATTTGATATAACTGGTACTATTGAAGGTGATCAATTAAGAGATTACTCAGATAAACCATATAAGATATTAACTAGAAGTGGTTGGAAAGATATTAAGTATGTTTATAGACATGGTACAGAAAAACAAATTAAATCAATTTCAATAAAAGATAGGGGTAATGTTGATGTGACGGAAGACCATTCACTTTTTCAAAATGGGGTTGAAATAAAACCTTCATCATTAAAAATTGGTGAATATATTGATGTTTATGAAAATGGGGATGTCAGTCAAGGTTTAATCACTAATATATCTGATATTGACAACCCATGTCCAAATAATTTTGTCTATGATGTTTCAACAGAAGATGGGACATTTATTATCGGTAAGGGTAAAATAATCGCCCATAATACCGATGGTTTCAACTTTAAGATACCAGAAAACGCTAAAGAATTAACATACACTGGTTTAGGTACTCACTTAACAGTTGTTAAAGATAAAATATATAATGGTATTGAAGCGGCTTTAGCTGAGTTCAATGAAAAGTATATGAGAGGTTTTATGAAGTTAGGTATTGATGAGGTAATTGAATCAACTATTAATTTATCAAGAAAAAATTATGCGGATTTAATTGATGGTGAAGTTAAGTTAGTTGGTAATACAATTAAATCGGCTAAGATGCCAAAGTACATTGAAGATTTTTTAGATAAAGCGATTAGAATGTTATTAGAAGGTAATGGTAATGAATTCATTGAACTTTATTATGAGAATGTTGAAATGATTTATAACCAAGAAATCCCATTACTTAAAATCGCTAGTAAAGGGAAAGTAAAACAAACATTAGAAAGTTATAAAGAAAATACTAAAAGGAAGAATAAAGCCGGTAATCCTATGCCACGTCAGGCTCATATGGAACTTTTATTAAAAGAAAATATTAATGTTAACCTTGGTGACACAATATATTATATTAATACCGGTACTAAAAAATCTCACGCTGATGTTAAAGCTAAAAAGAATAAAGATGGTACTACTGACATTGAATTTAATTCATCGTTAATCTTAACTAATCAAATTGAGAATAATCCAGATTTAAAGGGTGAGTATAATGTCACTAAATATTTAGTGGCTTTTAACACTAGGATTGAACCATTAATTGTTTGTTTTAGTCCGGAAATTAGAAGTGATATTTTAATTGATAATCCATCAAAAAGACAATATTTTACCAAGAAACAACTTGAACTATGTTCTGGTTTCCCAACAGATCCTATTGATCAGGATACATTAGATGATGTTTTTGTTATGGAACAAAAAGAAATTGACTTTTGGGAAAAGGTTGGTGCTAATCCGGAATATATGTATATCACGGAAATTGAACCTACTGAAATTATTAATGAACCAACTGATACAGAATACTTTTAGTATAAACCCCCCTACTTGATTTATTTAGGGGGGATTTTTTATATTACAATAATAGGTAATGGTCTAAATTTTAATGAGTTATTTAAATGTAAAGCTTCATTAGCTTGTCTTTCTAATTGTTTTTCAGTACCCAACTTAATTAATCTACCTTCAGGTCCAGTTAATTCATCAGTTAATGTTTTAATTTCTTCTTTACCTTCAGTTAATAGACTTTCATAATCCATTGTAACATCACCTTCAGGTACTTTTAACGCACCACTATACTTACCCCTAACTCTTCCAAGGGTAACTTTAGATTTAGCTACTAAATATTGACGAACCCAAATCTTTGTTGGTTCATTAAAATCACAATAATCTAATTTAGATAATGGAACTTCATTTGGTAATTTAATAATATCTTTATTCGCAGCTCTACAAGCGTCAACATTTTCAGCTGTAGTATCGTAATAATGATACCATACTTTAGAACCACTTAACCCAATTGATCCACCAGTACCTTGACCAAAACTAAGTTTAGAACCAGGTGTTGACATTAAATGTAATAATCTTGTACCATCCGGTCCGGCAGTCACTTTAAATATTAAATCACTTTTAACAATTCTTCGTTTTAAATTAAAATCAGCGGCACGTAATAATATGTCATACGCAGGGGCCATATAAAAACCACCAGTACCATATCCACCACCACCACCATCACCATAACCAGTTTGAGCACCCATACCTAAACCTCCACCAAAACCAGCACCACCACCAAATCCATAATATGAATATAGGGCGTGATCAATTGAAGGTGGAGTCATCCATAAAACTTCATTGATTTCTCTACCACTAGGTATTTGATATACTTGTACACCATCTCTAACGGTTACGAAATCTTTTTTTAATTCCCATGGACCCCTAGTTTGATTACCAGTTATTTTAGAATACGCATAAGTAAATTGATCAACAAAATTTAAAGATCTTGTTGTTAAGGCGAAAGCTACATCCGCGTTACCAACATCAAGACCAACTAATCCAGGCCATTGATTATCAATTAACCAGTTTTGAACTAAACGAGTATAATCTTCAATAGATATTTTAAGTAAAATATCCAACATATCGTTAGTTAACTCAATTTTCCTAATAGGTGAACCTAACTCAGTTCTAACAATGTCATATAGACAATTTTTTTCTTCATCTGAAATACAGGCCATAATTATTCTTTTTTAATAAATATATGGATATTTATCTTTTGATGGATATTAAAAAAATTATACGTAAAAATTTAGTTGAACACCACGATCTAATTAGACATGATAGTTCAGTAGATCTATTAAAAAAAGCTACAAGCTCATTAGTTGATACGGTTAGATATTTAGAAACATTAACACAACAAGTAGACCAAAAAGAATGTAATGAGACACTAATTAGGGTATTAGATATTATTCGTCACCCAATGGGTAGTGTTAGTGATGGTGGTTTCAACCATAAAAATGATGGTAATATTTTAGCACTTTTAGAAATGATTTCTTCTATTATTAGTAGAGAGAATTATCCAAGACAATAGAATTAATTAAATATTAAATCGTTAATTTTTTCTACACAACCATCTATTGTTGAAAAATCTTTCTCCGGAATTAGCCAAGTACCACCAACAGAAACTAAAGGTATTAAATCAGTACCCAGTTCATTAAGTACTTTTTCATATTCATCCTTATAGATATCTATATCTTTATCAATATATTTAATATCAAGTTCTTTTAATTTTCCTTTTAATGTGGTACAATATCCACAATTTTTCATACTATAAACCAATATTCTTTTTATCATAAATCTTCAATTATATTTTCTATTATATTTTCATCATCAATATCACCAATTATGGTATTAATAATGGTTTTTTTATTTTTAAGTACACCCCACACCAAAGTATCAACTGTATCATCAAACAATGGGTAGTATACAATTACATTTTTTAATTGACCAATTCTATAAGCCCGATCTTCCGCTTGTTCTAAATTACCTGGAACCCAATCCAAGGAGTTTATAATTACGACTTCCGCCTTAGTTAATGTTAAACCTACACCAGCGGCCTTTATTTGACCAACAAATACTTTTACTTTTTCATCATTTTGGAAATTATCCACAGCTTTTTGTCGATCTTTTTCTCTGGTACTACCATCCAGATAGACACCTAATTTACCAAAATGTTCTTTAAAACATTCTAACTCTTCTCTAAAATTTGTAAAAATTAAAACTTTCTTACCATTTTCAATCGCGTTCTCCGCTATCTCAATGGAATGTTTAACTTTCTCTATGGCGATAAATTTCCTTAATAAAACTAATTCAACTAAATGTTTCACAACATTACCACCTTTACCTTGTAATTTTCTCCACTCTAAATATTTGTCAAATACTTCATCATACTTAACTCTATTTTCAAGTTCCAGATATATTGGTTCAATAATTTTTTCTGGTAAATCTAACACATCTTCCTTCTTCCTTCTTAAAATAGTATTTTTAGTTCTTTCAGATAGTTCAACTAAATTGGACGCACCATCACTTAACCAAATAGTTCTCAATACACCTTTAATCTTTGTTTTTATTTGTCTACCACCACAATATCTTCTTATATAATAAGACCAATCTGAAGCTATAGGTACTTTAATGAGATTAAGTAAATTGTAATAATCACTAGGTCTATTTGCGATTGGAGTCCCAGTAAGTAACCACATATATTTTGGGTTACATTCCTTAACGATTTCTTGTATAATTTTTCCACGGTTAGATTTTGAATTTTTAATGTAATGTGATTCATCCAATATAATTACATCAAAATTCTCATTAATAAGTTCTCGACTAATTCTTTTTGGGTTATATTCCTTACCCTTTTGTAAAACGGTATGGAAATTTTTAAGTATATCGTAATTAATAATTGTAAATTTAGCCGGTTCCCAATTACTACCCCTAATGATACTAACATCTTCTGGTTCAGTATAAATCTCAATCTCTCGTTGCCAATTAATTTTAAGTGAAGATGGACACACAACCAATATCCTTTTAGCCCCTGTTTCAAGGGCGGCCATAACAGATGTGGCCGTTTTAGCTAAACCCATATCTAAAGCCAAAATACATTTTTTTCTATCTAATAAGAATTTAACACCCTCTTTTTGATGATCAAAGTATTTCCTACCCAACTTATCCATTTCTTCATACTTATCAAAATCAATGGTGACATCATCATATTTAGTGTATAAATCATCAATTAATTGGGTTTTAGGTAACCAAAATAATTTAATATCCTCTTGGTTTTTATAAAACTTACCTAAAACATGATACGCTTTATCACTTTCACCAATAACACTTTCAACCATAATTTTTTCCGGAACTTTTTTTAAATTATATTCCTTTTGAAGTTCATTACCGAAAAATGATGTTATACCTACAATATTATTAATTTTAACAATATCTCTGTCATAATTTTTACTAATATATTCTAATTGAGTTTTAGTTAATTGATGATTACTAGAATTTACCTTTTTTTTCAAGTAAATAATATATGGGTTAAAACCACTATATAATAGTAATTTATCCGTAATTTTTTTTATTTTAATATCTTCCGCTTGAATCACAATAATAATATGAATTTGATTGTATAAAACAATATTTATTAATAAATAATATAATATGTCATTGAACAAAAATAAAGTCCCAATCACTAGATTAAACAAATTTTTTTCACAGGAAGATTTTGGTTTAGAAATAGATATGGGTAGAGAATACCTTGAAGGTGATTTAAATATGTCAGTAATTTTGTATCGTATTGATCCAATAGCTACTAATGTTGATTCATTATATGGTGAAGTTAATTCATCAGAATTAAGATTTTTACCACCGGTAGAGTTAGTTGGTTTAATTAAAATTGAACTTCCTGAGAATAAAACGTGGAGTAAAGGTGGTCTTAGAAACCTTGAACCTGGTAAATTAACATTTAGTTTATATCAAGAACAATTAGATGAATTGGAAGTGGATGTTAAATATGGTGATTATATAGCGTATCCAGAAAATGAATTCACAATAAAATATTTTACGGTAGTAAATGATGGTAAAATTATATCTGATAATTCACACACAATTTTAGGTTACAAAGGATTTTATAGAACAATTATTTGTACACCAGCTTTATCTAACGAAATCCTACCTTAACATATTTATATAGTAAACAAATAATTAAAATGTCTTTACCTAAAAAATTTTTAACAAATATAAATATTAATCCACCTAAAGAAGGGGTTGAAAGAAGACAAGAATGGTTGGATGGTATTTCCGATAATGGAACTTATTTACCAAGAGGAATTACCCATGAGGATATGGATAAAACATTTAATGATTTTGTTGAAAAAGATTTAGAAATATCTATTGATGGTCAAAAAGTTCCGGTTTATTTAATTGGTATTCAAAGATGGGTTGAGTTTGTAAGAGATTGGACTAATGTTGATGAATGGAAAAATGTTAAATTACCTTTTGTAACTATTACTAGAAAACCTGACGCCCAACGTGGTGAAAATCAAGCTGGTTATTGGAATATACCTGGGACACCTACATATACATATATGAAAGTACCAACATTTAATGATGGTGTAAAAGGATTTGATATGTATCAAATACCTCAACCAGTACCAATTAATTTAACTTATGAAGTTAGATTTTTTTGTAGTAAAATGAGAGATCTTAACCTTTTGAATAGTAAGATAATGAGAACATTTAAATCGTTACAAGCTTACATTAAAGTAAATGGACACCCAATGCCATTGATATTGGAATCAATTGGTGACGAAAGTCAAATTGAAGATTTTGAATCAAAAAGATATTATGTTCAACTTTATGAAATTAAATTACAAGGATATCTTTTATGTGAAGATGATTTTAAAGTTATCCCTGCGATAACAAGAAATATGAATTTAGTGGAATTAGATGAAAAAGTTAGTAATGTATTACTTAGTAAGAAATTTTTACCAGATGGTGTTTCAATAATGTTAAACATTGTTTTTAGAACAAATAAGAATAGTGTTAATATAATTTTAAATGAATCCGCTACTTATAACGCGATTTCAACAGTAAATATTAATAGTTACACATTAAGTGTGAATGGTACACCAGTCACAGCCCCATTCCCAATAAATGCGGGTGACGAATTAGGTATTCATATAGTACGAAATACTAACTATGAAGCGACAATTACTTTAAATGGATTATTAATATGAGTAGTAACGGATGTGGTACTAATGGTGAAATAATTAAAACATATATTATTGATGATTACCCATCAGCTTGTGATGTAGTAAATACAGATGAAATTAATTCGTGTTCTTTAACTGGTATTACGTTTAGTGACTCATTATTACCCATTAACGATGGTATAATTGATTTAGGTACACCAAGTAGAAGATTTAGAGATGTTAACACAGCTAGTGGGACAACTACAATATGGACAGCTACTGGGATAATTTATACACCAATTTTAGATTTAGGTTTAGATCTAAGTGGTAATACAAGACAAATAACAGCGGAAAATTCAATAATTCAAGACGATATTTTAAATGGCGGTACTTGGTAAAAATTAAAAATTAATGATATTTAAATAAAATAAACAATGGCTATAAGGAAAACGACACACATATTAAAAAATACCCAAACAAATAATAAATCATTACCATCAAATGGTATTGAAATGGGTGAACCATTAGTAAATCTATTTAATGGTATATTATATTTCTCTGGAACAAGTGGTGGGAATTTCACACCAAGTGATAATAATTCAACTTATTTTGAAGTTGGTTCTAATATCAATAATTTAGTTATTAGGGATCAAATAACTTCTTATAGTGGTGTTACCAATTTAACCGGTAAATTTTTATCAGGATCAACAAATGGTTTTGTTTTAGCGGATATAACATCAATCGCTGGTGTGGATAGTTACGTTACAGGTGTTACGTGGTCACCAAATACATTAACCATTAGTTTAAATAATGGTAAACCAAATGTACCGGTAACTCTAAGTGCGTTCACTGATATTGATTTATATGGTAATAATGTTGTTAAAGGTAATTTAAATGTTACTGGTACAACTACACTTGAAAGTTTAAGTTATTATAACCCCACAGTTTTAGGAACAAATCCATTAGAAATAACTAATGTTGGTTATTTAACTGGATATGTCAATACAAATGAAATTTATGTAACAGGTGGTACAGTTTCAGTACCAGCTACAAATAATACAAATTCAGCGACAATTGGATTATATTATAAAAATCTTAATATCCCACACACATTACCATTCCAAAATACCTATACAACTGGTGGTACATATAATTCAGGTACATCTTCAATTGATTTTAAAAGAAATGATGGGGTAAATTATAGTGTAGATTTAAGTAATATAGATATAAATGATACATATGTTACAGGTTTCACTTATAATGGAACTAATAATTCATTAACTATAAGTAGGAATCAGGGTGAACCAGATTTAACACAATATATAACATCATTTTCTGGTATATCTATTGGTAATTTAACTTCTGGTCAAGTTGTTTACGCGGGTGTTAGTGGAGAATTAAAAACTGATACTACCGGTGAATTCGCGTATGATGATTCAACGAACACATTAACACTTGGAACTACTAGTGGTAACTTAGTTGTTAATAACGGACTTTCTGATGGTCCGGTAAAATTTGGACAAGGTGGTTTAACTATTGGTTCAAACGGATCAATTAGTACCCCTGGTATTGGGGACTTAATAGTCCATGGTAATTTTATAGTATTTGGTACTGGTACAACTGTAGCTACAAATGAATTATATGTTGAAGACCCACAAATAACATTAAACTATAATCCAACTGGTGACACTTCAATAACATCTTTAGCCTCTGGTATTAGAATTCAAAATGGAGCTGGATTACTATCCGGTATAACCTCTGGTGACACTTATTTTACTATCACCCAATTAAACACTTTAACTGGTTTAACAGGGACACAAATACCTGATGTTACAGAATACACTGGTAGTGAAGGTTATAATAATAGGGGTTGGTTAACACAATTAAATGATATCGTTATTAGAAATACTAATTTTAACAATGGAGCTCCGAATGGGGTAAGGGTCTTATGCGAATGGGATCGACTCGATGGGGGAACCTATTAATGGT